CTACAGACTAATCTGAGATTTGGTCTAATAGATACTGACGCGCAGCGTCTTTATCTGTTAGGTCAAAGTCAGATTTGACTGGACCCACATAGAATTGACCAGGGGAAACTTGTTTCCCCTTGTCCCATTCTGGTGGGGTTTCAATCACTTTCCAATTACACTGTTGTGCAAGAGCTGAAAGCTCTTGAACATCAGTTACTTGGGAATGATTGTAAATCATGAAACCTTTTTTGGATTTTGTTTTATTCATGGCTATGCCATGTGTAAAACAATATTCAATAAGGTTGATTATGAATTTTTTCATATGAAATTCTCCTTAATTTGATTTTTAATTAATGATAATTTTATGTGATAAAATGATATCACACGCAGTGTGCTAAGGGGAAATTGTACCTAATACTCAACCGATTTAAGGGTGGTACACCCTTAAATTGGGCGGGTATGGTACATGGTATATCTCACGCACACATTCTCGTTATATTTTTTCAGAAATGGTTGTTTTTCAACGATTTAGGTAGGGTACTTGTCTAATTTCTATATTTTTTAAAAAAACTCTTGGAAAATATTTTTTTTTGATTATTTTATACCATAGGTGTATATATAGGTAGATATATAGGTAGATTAGACAGCTGTATAGGCAGTTAAAGATAAAAGACAAGGAAACTACTTGTATCTAATAGGTGTTATTAGTTAAATTATAGCGGTATTATATAGTTTAATAAGGGATATTAAGGAGATATATGGGATTTTTTAGAAAGTTGTTTAATAGAGGCGGTAATGAGGCTGTAGAAGACCCTTATGCTACTTCTACATCAGATTGGAATAAGAGATTTGAGAAGCCAGCTGCAGTTGCTAAGACTGAAGAAACTGGAGAAGGGGCAGATGATTTAAAGAAAGAAGGTTTTATGACAGGTAAGTGGGGTAAGGGGCTAGGGCTTCTCTCACTAGCTGGAGCAATAAGCAAGAATCCAAAAGCTTTAAGTTCTATACCTTTTGACAAGAGGGCTTTTTTAGGTTACATTTTATCTAATTTAGGAGGAAATACCATTGAAGATGTATTAGGTGGAAAAGATGCTGATATTACTGATATAGTAGCTGATATTGGAGGAGTTGATAAACCAGGTAGCCCTGTAGACCCGCTTTCTGGAGGAATGATGGGTTATTACGGTAATGTCGGGCGTATAGCAGGTACTTCTGAAGACAGTGCGTATCCATCGGACCATGAATGGTAAGAAGGGGTTTATATGGCATTTAATTCTAAATCTATGTATGATGCGATTATGGGTGCAGAGCATCAAGGCTATCTTGATAAAGAGGGATACAATCCATGGATAAGGACTAAGGCTACTGGAACAGGTTCTAGTGCGTTTGGTCCTGTTCAGTTGACTGGGGGTCAAGGCTCTATGATGGCTAATGTCGCTGGAGGATACACTAATATAGGGGCAACCCCTGAGGAAATTGAATGGATAAAGTCTAGATACCTTCCTCAAGCAGGGAATTTTCTTCAATATGGAGGAGATGATATGATAGAAGGTATGGAGAGATACGATTATGGGGGAACTGGAGACTTTTCAGATATTGATAAACAAATGTATGAAAATGTAGCTAATAAACTTATTAGTTCAGAATATAAAAGAACAGGTGGAGATATGGATAAGTTTATTCAATCATGGAGAGGCAAGTCTTACGAAGATGACCCTGAGTATTATGACTTTATAAAGGGGAGGATGTTAACCGACAACGTAGTAACAGAGCAAGGTTCACAGGCATTTAAATACTAGATGTATACTATAGATATTCACCATAAAGGAGACAAGGAACCTACATCTTACAAGATTTACAGGGAAGAAGAGGCTAAATCTAATAATATCAACTATAAATACTGGAGGGACGCAGATGAAGGGGAGTATGGGTTATCAGACGACAAATACGTGGCTAAAGTCATATCCAAGTCTATATATAAGCCTACTAGCATATATATTCGCTTTCCCTTTGGTTATACTTTCTATAACCCTAATTATACTTCCGTTATGCTTAATGCTAGTGGTAGACGCGCTAATAACACTATTTCAGGGAAAACACATTGGGAAGTCTTAAGTAAGGGACAGACTATGAATAATCTAGCCATGGTTTATGCTCAGACCATGGATTATGATAAGGCTATAGAGCATGTTATAGATGAACCCACAGATAATCAGAAGATTATGTGGAAAAGAAGAATGAAAAAGGAGAAGTTCAAGGATATGGTAAGAGATGAACTACAGAAGTTACTTCAAGAACATGGCTTAACTGAGGCTTATACTTTAGAATTACTTGAAGAAACTATTAAAAAAGCCAAGGATAAAGGTGATGTTACTAATTTAATGAGAGCGGTTGACAATCTTCAGGATATGCATGGTATGAAAGATAAGCATCTTGTTAAGACAGTAGAATCTATAGAAGCGACAAGTAATGTTAAGTTAATAGATGAGCTTAGGGAAGAGGAAGAAAAGCTTATTGCTACAAGAACCACCACTAAGGAGGAAGAATGAGCTGGAGAGATAAGGCTGCAAATGCCTGGGAGGCTTTAAAATTAGCCTCTAATAGAAGATATGCTAATGAAAAGTTAATAAAAGGTGCTGAAATGCATGATGAAGCTCAAATGCTAAATCATTATATAGATAAGGAGGCTAAATTTAGACCTTCTGATAAAGAATCAGCTTTTTATTCGGAAATAGATGATTGGAATAAACATCTTGGTAGGCCTGAGGATTTTGCAGATGATTTAAGTTTTTTAGATATTTTAAGAAGAAATTTTAATAGATTGGAAACAAGGGATGACTATTGGGTTGGAGATGATAATGATGCTGCAGCTGAGGATTGCTCACATCAAGCACGATTAGAAGGAGCTGGAAGAGCTAGTAGAGGAGAACCTATAACTCGAAGAAATGTGAAGATGACTAATTATCCTTATACAACACCAACTAAAGTTAAATAAATGCCTGTTGCCCTTATTGTAAATTTGGCTATTAAAGCCTTGAATAACCCCGCTACTAAAGCTTTAGCTAAAAGGATAATGAAAAATGTAGGCCAGGGTAATGTTGCTCGTGCTCAAGAGCAAGCATCTATTTTAAAACCTTTGTTTAATAAGGGAATTGCAAGATTAAAGGGGGCAACAATACAAACTAAGCCTTTGACTAAAAATGTTAATCTGAGAAGAGAGCTTTATTATAATCCTCATACTCAAACAGCAGGTAGAGGATATTTTGGGGACCTAAAGAAAACTCCTATGATAGACATAGATGTTAAAGGCAAAAGTCATTATGCTAGAAATGTATATCATAAAGGTAAACCAGAAGCTTTAGGTAATTTATTTAACTATTTAAAAACACCTCAAGGTAAAAAATCATTATTTGCTACTTATGAAACTCCAGGTGGTATAAGATTATTTGATTTATCTAGGAGAAAAGTTCCAAAAAAATATTATAATCCTTCTAATGAATCTGGATGGCTAAATTTAAAGCTTGGAGGAGACCCAGATTATCCTGTTTTTAATATGAAACGAGGAGGTTACGGGACAAGATTAAGCCCTAAGCCTGGTAGAGAGGGAGATTATGTCGCTAAATTTTTAGACTATTATGGTAGTGGTCAAGCAATTCCTAAGAATGTTTTAGAAGTAAAAAAATATCATGATGCCTTAATTAAGAGAGTATTAAATTCTTCAAGTAAAGAAAATATTAATATAGGTGGTCTTTTTGACTTAATTGGAAGATAATGGATTACGAAGAAAAGTATGAGCAGTTACAGGCACTTAAGAAGCTGCGTAATAATATGGCTCTATTTGGGAAGCATTGCTTTCCTACTGCCCTTAAGAAGGCAACACCCCCATTTCACAATGAGGTGTATGCAAATTTATCAAATGATGACAAACGCAGGGTTCTTATAGCAGCACCAAGGGGTACAGCTAAATCTACAGTTACTACTCTTATATTCCCCTTATGGAAAGCTGCATTTAAATCAAGTACAGATGAATTATTCATAGTTATAGTATCTGAGTCACAAGCTCAGTCAATTAATTTCTTGTCAAGAATAAAATACCATTTAACTCATTCTGATAGATTTAAAGAGATATTCGGAGATATGGGCCCTAATACTGCTAAGAGATGGACTCATACAGATATAGTCCTTGCTAACGGCACTAGAATGATAGCTGTAGGTACAGGACAAAGAGTTAGGGGATTTATTGAAGGAGATACAAGACCTAACCTGATTATAGTAGATGACTTTGAATCAGAGTTAAATGCTTATACTCCAGAAGCAAGAGCTAAGAATAGAAAGTGGATGACAGAAGCGGTAATTCCTTCCTTGTCTGATGAAGGCAGGATTGCTATGATAGGCACAGTTATATCGGAAGACTGTTTCCTATGTTGGGCTAAAGAGTCCTCAGCTTGGAATGTATTATGGTTTTCTATCTGGGATGATGATGAAAAGAGTATTTGGCCTGAAAGATTTCCAAGAGACAGGATATTGGCCATAAAGGACGAATTTTCGTCCGTAGGGAATATAAATGGATTCTATCAGGAATACATGAATATAGCCCAATCTCCTGATGATGCTCCTTTCCAACCAGATTGGATTAAGATACATCATTACGATTATAAAAGAGAGCAAGGGCAGAACTTAATAATTAAAAATGAGGGACTTGAAAATGAAGAAATCAAACCTGTGGAACTCTATACTGGAGTGGACCCTGCAAGCTCTTTGTCTGCTAGGGCTGACTATTTTGTTATTGCTACTATCGCCATTGATTCCGATAATAATAAATATGTTATAGATGTATTTAGAGATAGGATTTCTCCAGCGGAGCAGCCAGAGAAGATTATAAATGTCTATAAAAAGTTTAAACCTAGGAGAGTTAAGGTTGAAACCGTAGGCTATCAAGAAGCTTTAAGGACTGCCGTAAGAGAACTTATGAAAGAAGAAAATCTATACATACCAGGATTGGAGTCTGGTGTGAAACCAAGAAACAGTAAATCAGAAAGGTTACTATCGTTAGTTCCATTGTTCGCTAAGGGTACGTTTTATTTTAGACCCGAAGATATAAAAGCCCAACAGGAGTTTCTCTCCTATCCAAAAGGTAGAAATGATGATATTATGGATGCTATTTGGACTGCTTTAGATGGCGCAAAGCCATGCAGAAGGTCAGAATTTGAAAGATTATCAGATGATGATTGGAGAAATAACAAGAAATCTCTTGATTGGATGACAATGTAATTCGTAAATTAAGCATATGGCATACACCAAAAAAGACGGTAAATCCGCAAAAGATATAGTAGATGAAACATTAGACTTGTTTGACAAGTACTCTTCTAAAAGGGATAACTGGGCTCAACAAGCTAAAGAAGATAAAGAGTTTAGACTTGGGAAGCAATGGACTACTTCTCAGAGAGAAACTTTAGAAGGTAGGGGTCAAGCTCCTATTGTGATTAATAGAGTACATCCTGCGGTAGAATCTGCAAAAGCGATGTTAACATCTAATAGACCTTCCTTTAGAGCTGCTCCTAGAGAAGACTCTGATAATAAGGTTGCTCAAGTTATGAGTGCTTTACTTTCATATATGTACGATATATCAGATGGTAGAAGCGCTATTAGACAGGCAGTAGACGATTATTATGTTATGG